CTCTCTTTCAATCCCATATTCCCTTGAAATTTTACCAATAGGGTCTTCATTAGGATCTTCAAAAGGTACTTCTGGATTTTCTACGTTTTCTGTCATAATACTCACCGTATTTATGTTTAAATTAATTTAATTGTAAACTTACTAAATATTTTTAACTTCTTTACTTGATGATGAGAATGTTATCTGTAACTGTTCTAGTTCAAGTTGTTTAAGTTTTATTTCTTTAAGATCTGCGTTAGATTGAATCAATTCATTTAATTCTTTCTCCCTCATTTCAATGTCCTTATTTAACTTCTCCCTGTCAAAAGCAATCTTCTCTTTTTCAACTTGAAGTTTAGAGGTATCAAAGGCTTGTACTTTAGTTTCAAGTTCTTTAATCTGTTTCCCTGCTTGCTCAAGTTGTTGTTGCATTTCTTGAGTTTTATCTTGTTTTTTCTTAGTCACATTAGTAACTAATTTATCTTTAATCTCAGTCATAGATTTAGAAGTATAAATATCAACTGAATCTATAACATCTAGTTTATCTTGACCTGCTAATTGAATAGCCATTTGTTTGTAATCCTCGACAGCTTTCCATTCAAATATATCAGAAGAAACAAATACTCCCAAATAAGCTAGAGATAGATCCTCGTTCACAGTAAAATCTGTTACACTATCTCCTAAAACATAAACCCCTTTAAATCCTTTTTTATAAAGAATTCTACAATTGTTAAGTACAGAAGTAAGAGCTGCTTGACAAAACTTAAAATGAGTGGAGAATAATTTACGAACTACTAAAGAACTACGGTTAACAACTAATTTAGTTTGACCTGCTCCTGCATAAGGAGAGACTTCTCCCATTTGAGCAGGGGACACTCCTGTAATTAAAGATGCTCTAAGTTCAAGGTTCGTTAGATTTTGTCTAATTTGATCTACACCATTTCCCAGAGATAAATCTACTGCTTGTCCATAATTATTAAACTCTTTAGAACCTTCTTGACCTAGAGAAACATAATTAAAACCATGTTTTGTATACTTCTGATGTTCCATCAAACGTTCTGTTTGAGTAGTCCCAAAAATAGTAGGAATATTTTCAAGGATAACTGTTTGAACTTTATTTCCTGAAAGAGCTACAGCATTATCTAAATGGAAATCATAAATGTCATATTTATTCTGAATATCTTCAGTATCTAAAAACATTGATCTTCCTTTTCCTTTATACTCATCATAAAGAATTCCATTGAAGTTAAGAGTAATGTCGTTAGGACAATCAGGATCTCTAGTAATGTATTTATACCTTCCAGTATCAACAAAAATATCTTCACCTATTCTAACACCTTCGTATAAATCTGTTCTGTATTTACCTTCTATTTCGTTAGAAGCTAACCATTCTGTATAGTAAACTCTAAAATACTTTGAATTAACTCCTACTCCAGCACTATCATTAATAAACTCATCTGTTATTGTATCACTTCCGTCTACAATAACATATTCATCAGATTTGTTTGCAAAGTGGTCTATCTGTTCTCTTTGCTCTTTAGTTAGTTTGTCCCCCCATTTAGCATATATCTCAGATCTAGATTCCATCTGTGAGTAAACAAATGATATACACTTATTTACAAACTCATTGTTAGAAGTTTTAACATAGTAGCAATTATTAGGATCTAATCTAGCAAACCAATGTTGTGTACCATTAGCTATAATTTTAGAAACATAATACTCTTCTCCACAAGTAGTAAGATCTGAGAATGTTTTATCAGAGAAATTTTTAAACTTTAAACGTTGTGTTTCATAATTTAAAACATCTTGAGCTGAAATTTCTAAACTACTTTTCCACCTAGTATTATAGTAAGTACTTATCTTAGACATTTCCTCCTCAGATAAATAGTCAACTGAGGGTTTTAATCCCTCTGCTGCATTTCCTATGTTATGATAAAGTTGTTTAGAGACTTGATTAGCTACAGACCCAGCTTGATCTACTCTTTTTTGGGAAGCTATTTTAGTTAAAGATCTCTTGTCTAAAAAAGAAATCCTATAATTAAGAGGGAGTTCTTCCATCTCACCTTCTAGAACCTTAACATGTCTATCTATCAAAGGAGTGTGAGATA